GGGCTGTCGGTCTTAACCTTGCCGCGCGCCATCGCCCCATGCAGCTCGGCCTGGTAGCGCGCCCCCTGCTTCTTCGGGGAGGCACTGCTCATCCGGGACATGTCCTTGTGCCCGGCCCGGAGCACCGGCGCGGTGGCCGCACCATAGGCGGTCAGCCCGCCACCGGCCACCAGGTTCGCGGTCCCGGTCTCCTGCTTCTTCTTGGTCGCCATCAGCCCGCACTCCGTCGTCCGGTGCCGTGGATGGAGAACCCGGTTCGCTCACCGGACTTCACCTTGGCCCAGACCTCCGGGTCCTGGACCTGGAAGCCGACCCACCAACCGGTCGGCACCGAGTCCGGCAGCCCCATCGCGGCCCGCTTCTCGTCGGTGACGATGAACGACTCGATCATCTCGGACTTCTGGATCGGGCTCCAGTTGTCCCGCAGGTGCATGTCGCCGCCCTTGCGGGACTTCATCACGTAGGAGTAGCCAGCCTTCTCCATCTCCTCCGGGCTGATCACGTCACCCTGCAGGTCCACCACCGGCTCGCCGTTCACCTCGACCACGCTGGCCCAGCCGAACAGCTGCTGCTTGTCCAGGTTCGCCTTGGCGAAGGTGCCGGACCAGATCACGTCCACCTCCTCGGCGCGCTTGCCGAACCTCTCCGCCTTCTTCTTGGTGGTGGCCACCTGGTCCGGGAGCTTCTTCAGCTTGCCGTTCGCCACCTTGGAGTACTCCAGGCCCTTGCCGGCCGCCCGCGGCGCGTTGGTGATCGCGGCCCGGGTCATCGCCCGCTTCGGGTTGGAGGTCGCCATCTCGGACATCTCACCGATGTCCTTCTTGACCCCACGCTTGGTGTCCCCGTGCAGGATCCGGGTGGCCATCACCTCGCCGCCCAGCCCAGCCATCTCCAGCGGCACCAGCGCCGCTCCGAGCTTCTCCTGCTTGATCGCGTGCCCGGCCGCTGCCCGTCGGCCCATCGGCTCGACGGCCTTCACCCCTCGGACGCCCTTGGCCGCCTTCACGCCCTGCACCCCGGCCCGCGCGGCGCGGTAGGCTCCGCCGGTCTTATGCGCGGCGTAGCCCAGGCCGGCCGCGCCGGCGGTGGCCCCGATCGCGCTCAGCCCGGCCGTCACTGCGCGCTTCTTCCGATCGTGGGTGGCCAGGTCGGACTGGGTGGGGTTCATCTTGGTGATCAAGTCGGCACCATCGCCGAACAGCAGTTCGGCTACCTCGCGGAAGGTCTGGTCGTTCTCGCGGCCCGCGCTCATATCTTCATGATCCTTGTCCGGTCTACAGCCATTCGGTAGGCCCATGCTCAGGTGACCAGCCGACGCCCGGCTCGTCCTCATCCACGATCACCGGGTCATCGGGCTCCAGCTCCGCGAACTGCACCGGATCCGGGCGGTCCTCTCGATCTTGAAGCACGTCGTTCATCTTGTATCGCCCGGTGGTGATCCAGGAGTCGTAGCCGTGCCTGTCCTTGAAGTTGGCTTGCCAGGTGTTGCCGCGCTCGGACTTGTGGCCCTCGGTGAGCACCAGCACCTTGACCGCGAAGCGATCCGCATCCAGGTGCCACTCCTCGGCGACATCGGAGATCCGCACCGAGTCCGCGTACTCCTCGCCGTCCTCGACCGGCATGTCGTCGGCGTCCACCTCCCGCCAGAGCACCTTGATGCTCCGGTCGCCGGTCCAGTCCGGGTCCGTGATCTGGTCCTGGTAGGCCGCCCAGCCCACCACGCTGTAGGTCTCGTCCCCATCGATGGTCGCCTCGAACTTCCGGCCGTCCCCGAAGACCTGGGTGATCTTGTTCTCCGCGTTGTCGTTGATCGACTCGGCGGTGTCGTTGATCTCCTGATCGAACACCTGCTGGGCCATGATGACCGCCGTCTGCCGATCGGCGGTGAACTCCATCTCGTCGTGCGGCTCGATGTAGCCGCTCTCGTCCATCTCGAACCTGCTGGCGACGTAGTAGACCGGGATCGGCTTGCCCTGGGCATCCAGGATCGGGACGGTCTTCCGCCTGCGACGCTTGTTCGGCTCCGGGACCCGTGGGACGCGCTTGGTCCGCTGGTCATAGCGCAGGAACGCCTGCTCGGCCTGCCCCAGCCAGGCCTGCTCCGGAACCCGCAGTTGCGCCTTCTCCCGGGTAGGCAGGACGGCCTGGCTCCGCTGGCCCAGCTCTGGCTTCTCCGGGGCGGCCAGGGTGGGCCTCTCCGGAGTGACCCGGCTGGCCAGGGTGGCCTTCACCGATGAGGCCAGAGTGGCCCTCGGCTCTCTGGGTTCCAGAGTGGCCCTCGTCTCTCTGGGCTCCAGGGTGGCCTTCGGCTCGATCGGCGGATCCAGCACCGCCTCCAGGGCCCGCTGGTGCTCGGCCGCGTCCAGCATCTCCTGGATCTTCGTGGTGTCCACCGGCTCCTTCTCGGCCACCTCCGGCTGGCGCGCAGTGCGGGCCCTGGCGCTGAACCGGCCCGGGTTCACCGGGTCGCCGCCGCGCGGGTGCAGGGTGGGGTTCCACTCGTCCGCCTTGGCGATCACCCCGAACGAGGAGTGCGCCTTGCCCACCTCGGCCATCCACGGGTGGCTGAGCAGCCGGACCTGACACCGGCAGTTCGGATGCATCCCGGGCACCCAGACCTCGGTGCCGTTGGGCAGCTTGAACCGCTCGCCGAGCAGCACCTTGACCCCATGCATCGGGCCGCACTGCGGGCAGACCCTCTCGTCCCGGGCGGTGATCCAGATCTTCTGGCTGTTCGGCGAGATCTTGCCGTGGTCCTGCAGCCACATCCAGGCGATCTGCTGGGCCTGCTGGCTGATGTTGTGCTGCTCCTGGGTGGCGAACACCTTCGAGCGCCGGCGCACCGAGGTGCCGATGTAGTCCAGCACCCGCTCCTTGAGCCGCAGCGGGGTGACCGTGGCGGCCTTGTCCAGGCTCCTGGAGGTGTACCCGGACATCCCCCGGCCGGTCAGCCCGTAGCCGTCCAGCACCCGGTCGGCAGCCACCCGCTCGGTGATCCGCCGGTTCACGAAGGTGTTGAACCCCTGGGCCAGCGCGTCCCGGGAGGACTCGTGGTAGTAGGTGCCGACCCGGCTGGCGTGCTGCTCGGCCAGCGCGTACACGGTGGCCATCGGGATGTCCCCGGCCCCGGCCGCCTTCATCGCGTGCAGGTACTGCTCGGCGAACACCGGCCCCAGGGACCGGACGAACTTGGGCGCGTAGATCTGCCAGGCCAGGTCCGCGAACCCGATCAGCTTGGCCGCACTCATCTCCCCAGTCATCGCGGCCACCTCGGCCTTGGCCTGGGTGATCACCATCAGCCGGGCGGTCATCAGCGCGGCCTCGATCGCCTCGGACGGCGAGCCCAGCGGCTTGAGCGCGGTCCGCAGCGTCTCCGCATCCAGGTCGGTGGGATGGAACCGGAGCTCGACCGCCGGGGTCGGGTGGACCGGCACCGTGGTCATGACGAGGAGCTACCCGGCGGCAGCGAGGGCGGCTTCCGAGGGGCCGGCTCGTACTGGTTGACCTTGCCCTCGTGCAGCGCCTGCATGATCATGTCGAGGGCGTCCTTGTTGGTGGCCTGCACCCCCTCCAGCGCCTTGGGAGTCCGGATCCGGTCCGCCTGCATCTCCAGGTCCAGTTTGAGCTGGGTCAGCTTCTTGTACTCCTCGGAGTCCGCCGGGTGCAGCGCCGCCGTCTTCTCGGCCAGGTAGACCAGCCGCTCGCGCCGGTCCCCGACATCCTCCTGCTCGGCAGCGGCCTGCTCCGGTGGGAGCGGGTTCTCGGTGTGCTCCACCTGCCAGCCCCGCTCGGCGTCCGGCACCCCGATGTTGACCGCCCGGGTCCGGTGCACCGTCTCCAGGTAGGCGTCCATCGTGTCGGCGGTGGCGAGCACGCCCATGCTCGGCGAGGTCGTGTTCACGCCCTTCAGGGCAGCCTTCATGGCCTCGGTCTTCTGCTCCATGGTGGGGTTGGTCAGACCGGAGAGTGCCCGCCGGACCTGACCGACCGCGATCACCTCCTGCTCGAGCTCCCTGTCGGTCATCTGGGCGAGCGGCTTCACGTTGACGATGCCCGGTCGGCCCGCCCCGATCCGCTCCATCTCGGTGTGCCGGGTCGCGTCATCCGCCCCGGCCTGGTAGGCCTTGCCGCCATCCGGGAAGGCGTACGGCTTCGGGAGCCACTGCTCGCCCAGGATCCGCTCGTACGGCTTCTGGCCCAGCCGGCCGGAGGCCTGGGTGTAGCCGTTCAGCGGCTCGCGGAGCTGGGGCCTCAAGGCGAGCATCTCGGCCGCGCGCTGGGTCACGTAGAGATCGAAGTCGGCCAGGTTGTCCTTGTTCTGCAGGAACCCTCGGAACTCTGCCGGGCCCAGACCGTGCCACTTCACCGCATCCGGGTCGTTCTTCAGGTTGAGGTGGAGCTGGATCTGCTGCTGCAGCTCGGTCGCCTTGTCCTCGTAGGTGGCCTGCTCCAGGGCCTCGCCGACCGTGGTCGGAGCCGAAGTGGCCGCCGGGGTGGCCCCTGCGGCAGCCGGAGTGTCGGCTGGGGCAGCCGGAGTGGCCGCCGGCGTCTCGGTCGTCTCGGTGGTCTCCGGAGCTGCAGTCGCGGCCCGCCGCTCGGCGATGAACGGCTTGGCGTAGTTCGCCTCGGCCGCGGAGATCTTGCTGCCCTTCCCGGAGTACCTGTTCACCCGCTGGGACCCGAACAGGCCGACGGTGGCCTCGGTGGGCCGCAACCGGCCAGGCTCCACGTAGCCCTGGTCCCGCTCGGTCTCATGCCGCTCCGGGTCCTTGGTCGGCACCGAGTTGACCTTGATGTAGTAGGGGAACTGCTCGCGCAGACCCTCCAGGGCGTCGGCATAGCCGGCCCCGTTCAGCCGGAACTTGTACTCCTTCTCCTTGGCCTGCTGGTTCCGCACCGTGGCCTCGATCGCCTTGCGGTCCGGTTCGTTCAGACCGACGGTCCGGTTGTTCACGATCATGTGGATGTACTCATCGAACGTGTCATCGAGGTCCGGGCTGGCCTTGTACTCCTCTTCCTTCCTCTTGATCTCCTCCCGGATCTCCCTCCCGGTGAAGGCATTGGGGAACTGCGCAGCCCGCGCCTTGACCTTCTGGGTGATCACCTCGCGCATCTCCGGATCGATGCCCTGACGCTCCACCCCGGAAGTCCGGCTCGAACTCCATCGTGAAGGTGCCCGACCTCGAGACCACGGTGACCCGCCGGGCCCCGGTGACCAGCCCGGTGTAGATGTCCTCGCTGGTCAGCCCGCCCACCGAGCGGTTCCGGATGTAGGAGCCGCCCTTCAGACCCTTGAGGTTCTTCAGGTTGAACGGCAGGTAGTGGTCGTCGCCGTAGCCGACCGCCTGGGTGACGATCCGGCCGTCCCGGTCCAGGATCACGCCCTCGGACGGCGGGGTGTTCCCGGCCGCCAGCTGCA